AGTAGGAGAGGCATTGTGGATAGTAGCATTACTCTTCTGTCCATACACCAAGCCCTTAGTGTTTTCATACACTTCGCCAACCGAGTTAGCTCGTTTAATCGGGTCTCTAAGACTTTTATCAAACTCAAAGTCAATTCCTTTGGGGAATCTCTTTTCTACAGCTCCCGTGGTCTCGTCTATTTTCTCGTAGTTAGCAGCATTATTTTTAATCCATTGTTTAGCGTCGTCTGCGTTTTCAGCAATCGCAAGCAAATAGCTCCTGCCTGTTTCAGACACACCACGAATAGCAATGCTGCCCCTCCACATCTCTGGGTAATAGCCCAAAGCCTTCGGAAGAATGCCGGACAAGCCTATGTTTCCAATAGAAGCAATAGAGTCTTCTTTCTTAATCAAAGCATACGGAACTTCTTTGTTTCCATTCCATACTACGTTGTCCAGCTCCATAAGAATATCTCCATCTTCCATCTTGGAAGCCAGAGAAGCCGCATTCAATGTTTCAACTTCACCAGTTTGGGGATTGACAAAATTAGCCTTATCTGTTCTTTGCCAAACTTCCTTTGGGCTAATGTCTCTAGCCAAGTTAATTTGGTTGCCTTCAGAATTAAACAGACGCTTAAACCCTTCTTTGCGCTTAGAATCTGCGAGGCCCAAGTCAGCTACGTCATGCAGAATATCTGTAGCTGCTCGATAGGCATAGTAAGCCATCTTGCCGTTATGGGAAGTAATGCCGTGCTTTTTCGCAAGCTCATCCGGCATAATTAAGTCTGCACCAGCATTCTTAAATAACACCTCGTTAAGAGCTCCTTCTTCCGAAGTGCCTATAATCTTTTTAATTTCAGGGCCAGCCAGATTTTCAATAGTGGCACTTACAAAGCGATGTCTGCTTGACAATTGATTGATTGTGTTGTTTGTAGTATTATCCCACAGACGCTCATAACCACCCAGAAGGCGGAACAGTCCTCTATTTACTGGAGCAAGCTTTTGTCCAATAAACGAAGCATCTACGAAGTCATCGAGAGAATCAAGATTGTCAATTGCAGTGGAATGCTGTATGTCCAAAAACCAATCGAAGTCTTTTGCATTCTCAGGGCGAGAGGCAACTTCAACCGCGTCATCGTATACGTCATCCGCTTTATCTGCAATGGTGTTAGACGGCTTGTGTCTAAGCGATATTTGCACATCCTTCTCTGTAGCCGTAGGAAACACTTTTCTAAAATGCTGCATTGCTTCTTCAGCAGAGTTAAAGCCAGCATCCTGACCAGCACCATATCTGCCAGTGATGCTAAGAGAATCGCCAACAACCTCGATTGCAGACAACTGAGGCTGGCCTACAACGCCGTTACGACCAGCAAATTTTGTGTAAGTGGTGGCAACTGCCTCGATAGGAACACGAGACACAGACGTTCTCATTGCCTCAAACAAGTCCCGCTTGAGAGTGCTTCTGCGCATCTCGGCTTGCATAATGTCTGAGAAGGCATTCGTGGAGATGTTTGGCTCTTGCAGCAGCTTTCTTGCCGACGGAGTTACAGATGCAAGGATGTCCTCTGGTGTTGTGCCAAGCACTCTAGCCACGTCTGGATTAGTCGCAGCTTCTGCCAAGTCCTTACCAATCTTTCTTGGAGCCGTCTTAGAGAACATACCGAATACGCTTCTAACACCAAAGGCAGCTGCTCTAAACGGAGCTTTAACTATTTGGCCTAGACCAGCGTAGTTGAGTGTTGCTGCCGCATTCTCAAATGCTTCACCAATACTACGAGCAGTTCCTTCATTAAAGCCAACACCTTCAAGAAGATAATCTCTTTTAGCGATTGTATGAAAGATACTGGTAATTATATCTGCTTCAATCAGGGCATTACCATTTGTCCCAATTACATTGTTTACACCCAAATATCTAATAGCTTCTTCGACAAGGCGCTTCTGTTCTTGCTCAGGAAGTCCAGCAATGATGTTAGATACTTGTCCTTTGACAGAGCCCCAACCAATTGTATAAGCCGATGCTGCAATAAACTTATCGTTAAGGAAGTCATTGATTACTGGATTGTTAAGGGCTTTTAGCATGGCAACACCACGCAATTGCTCTTGTGGGCCAAATACTATAAGAGACGCTGTATCTGTAGACAACAATCTAGTTTTGTCATTAGCATAGCCAATAGCTATATTTGCTGACTCAGCAGCGCTTAGTCCCTTGATTCTACGCAACACATCTATGTTGTCTTTCATAGGTAGAACAAGCTGTGCTTCCTGTAAAGCTCTACCTTCTTGCGTAGAGTTCTTTGCAATCATCGGAAATGTTCTATCAATGTCTCCGCCTTGTTCAGCAAGAGCTACTTGGGCAGCAATTCTTGGGGCATTCATAGCCCTTGAAATCTCTTGACCATTTACAATTTCATCGGAAATTGCTTCCATTGCCTGAATACGAATATTAACTGGAGTTGTCCAGTCTTGGGCAATCATATTAAGAGCTTCGAGTCTCTCCGCAGAGTTTTTAGATTCAAGCTTTGTAAGAAAGTCTGTCTTCTCTGTTTTGCTTTGCTCAGACCAATCCAGCGACACAGGAGCTTTGATTCCTGCATCGTCGGCGGCGATGCCATTTACGTAAATAGCTTGTGCATCAGCTTCAGGAGACCTAGCAATTTTCTCCGGCTCCTGTGGTAGAGTAAGAACCATCTCATCGTCTTCATATACCATATCATCCTGACTAGGAACAACCGCCACTGCCTCATTGGGCAGCGGGGCTGTATTGTCAAGTACATCTGGTTGTTGCAAGTCTTGTTCAATCATTTATATACTCTTAATTAGGATTAAGCGGTTTGGTTAAAAAGTCCACCAAGATAATATTTATTCTCCGAAACTCCCTTACCCAGCACACTTAACAAACCATAACCAGTTGCTGAAACATTACTTCTTGACTGAGCTGCATCTAAGCGTTTATTAGTAGCAAGAATGCCCAAGTTAGAGCCAAGATTGCTTGATACACTACCAAGAGCGCCAAACTGTGAGCTTGAGCCTGTAGTGCCAGATTTAGAACCAGAAGCCTCAATGCCAGCACGAGCGATTCTAGCAGCTCTCAGCTGCTGTTTTACGCCAATCTGTTGTTCCATCTCGGCTCGCTTTCTAGCAATACGAGCATTCTCCATTCCTGTATATGCTTGCCCAGCACTTCCTACAGCGGCTGTTCCTGTAGCAATCTTGCCAAACATAGCTGCTTTAGATGCACCAGCGGCAGCTGTAGTGCCAGCTCCAGTAAGCGGCTGTATAGCGGCAGCAGTTTCAGCAATAGACCCCGCAGTTGTTGCAGCGGTTGTTGCTGCCGTCCCAGCTCCAACACCTGCTGTAGCAGCTCCTGCGCCCATCCCAGCAGCGGCAGCAGCTGTGCCAGCTGCGCCAGTCGCAGCACCTACGCCAGCCGCTGTACCTGCAGCAGCTGCCGTACCTGCGGCAGCAGTGCCAGCGGCAGCGGCAGTTCCAGCTGCGGCAGCAGTACCCGCAGCGGCTGTACCAGCAGAAGCGGCTGCGCCAGCTATCGGGGCAGCGGCTGCTCCACCTGTGGCTACAATAGCGCCAATAGCAGCAGCAGCAAGAAGTACGTCACCAATCTTAAATCCCATAATATTCTCCAGTTAAACTACAGTGTTTCCAGTATATTTGATAGCCCATCCCAAGATGTGCATATCGTATCCATTGCTAGAATTAAACTTTAAGGATAATGCTTTTCCTCGTCCAGTCAATCTATTTTTAGTGGTGATAACGCTGTGCCCATAATCCAAGTCCTCTCCAGCTATCGGAAGCAGGATTGTCTTGTTAAGCCTATACACCTCTGTCAATGGGCCCCATTTATTACTTGTAGCGCTATCAGAGAAATCCCATCTGCTCTGCAGTTGACAACTGCTAGGCTGGTCATATACAACAGCCCCGCCAGCACCAATAGATTCAACTGAATTCTCAGTCCTATTAAAATGCACAATGATGTAGGGAGCTTGTTTGTTAGTCATACTTGTACCAGACAATTCATAACCTGTCAACAAGTAGCTTTCAAAGTATTGACCAGCATTGTTAAAGCTCTTCCAATCAACAAAGCTATCGTCTTTATAATGAGCAAATGTTATGTTTGGAATAGAAGAGCCGCTTTCATAATACAGTGCCAAATACTTAGTGGTAGAACTTCCAAGGCTTGCTGCGCTAATCAAGTCTGGGGTTGTCAAATATCCAGCCAGATAGGGGCTATTGCCCGTGATTGCAGAGATTGTATTCTTGGTAATTGCAAGCAGGGTAACGTCAAACACAAGCTCTGTGTCGTATTTGTATTTGTAATTAATACCATCATAGGCAACATCTGTGCTATACAGCCAGCTCACTTTGCGATTAATGGCATCAAAGTTACCCACAGCCTTCTCTTTACATGCCTTTGGAAGCGCAGTAAATAGGCTTTGGATTGTCTGCTCAGTGATGTTTTGCGAAGCAAGCTGTCCAGTCTCACCCTTGCCAAGAACGTAGATGCCAGCCTTGTTCCAATAGAACACGCTGTCCTCTGTTCTTACAACAGAGCTTCCAGAAAGCGCACCGAAATCAGTCACCTTTTGAACTTGCTGTTTAGTTGCAGTAAATCCGCCTTCGTCACCAGAGATGGCCCATACGCCATTTTGGGCAAGAACAAACAAAGAGTTGCCAAGTTGAACTAACTTGTATATTTTGCCGCTGTCTGGGATGTTAATATATCCGCCATCGGTTTCCACAACATCGTTATCAATTTCAGCTGTGGGGTCGGCATCTGTGTAGCACTGTCCGAAGTCTTGAGGAGTTCTAACGACACGGCTATAGAAGACAAAGCCCTGCATAGACGGGGCTGTGTCCGTAGCACTAACTTCCTTACCGTCCAAGCCAGCATACCACACCCGCTGGAAGGCGAAGCCCACACAAGAGGGGCGGGATGTTTCAATGTCAGTTACTGTAGAAAGGCCGGACAAAGAGTTTCTATCTGTACTTCTATCAAAGGCACTAATAATAAATTTGCCACGCGCAGCGGCGGAAGTACCAAACTCGTAGTTCTTCCACTTGCTACCGTCAATCTGATTAGCGCCATCTCGCATGACATACATAACCATCGCATTTGATGGGTAGTTGCCCCCAGTGCTAGCCACTTGACCAATCGTTCCGATTCTCCAGCCCTGATTAAACAGGTTGTACTTGTGCGCAGTAGCCAGAGTGCTAGGCATGTCGTCAATAGCAAGGCCATCATATACGCCAAAGTAATCTCTAATTTTTAATTGAATTTGTCTAAGCGTGACTGTCCCACTTACGTATTCTAGCACGGCAGGGTTGCCAGTGCCAGACGTAAAGAAGAAGAAGCCCATGCCGGACTCACTCTGAATCTCTTTAGAGGAGTCTGTAATTACACTTGAGGCATCAATTGTAGCAATTAGGCTGGAGCTGATAACACTAGCGGCAGCATTATACACAAGCAACTTATTGCCAACCTGAACCACAGCAAATTGATTGGCTACTGTATTACCAGCATTAATCCACTCGTGAGAGGTTATTGCAACTGTAGGCGAGGTCATGCTACTTACCGCCGTTGCTGTAAAGCTGTCTTCAAAGTCCATACCAAGGCGACGCTTTCTACTTCCATCCCTATTCAAAACAAAGTTAGCCTCATCAATGGAGGCATTTTCAGGAAAGGTTAGGGCATTGGCTTCAGTGATGATGCCTTTAATAAAGCTATTATATTCTTTGTTTGCGGTTTGCAGGGCCACGTTTTTCTCCGGCAGGCTCAAACTCTTCTACTTTAATCTCTTGCTTTGATTCGGGCTTAACTTCTGCAAGGTACTTTTCAAGGGCTCTCTTTGCAAGAGCAGGGCTTGTGAACTCGCCCTGTAAGGGCCAAGGCACTTCGCCAGAAGTTCCCTCATAAGAAATAACGCGATTCGACGATGTATTTGACATCTTAATTACAAAATCTCTATTAGAAGCCATTATTTACGTCCGTTAAATGTTAAGATATTTTCGCACATAATAAACAAATCTTCTATGTCGTAGGAAGACTTTGCTTGGTTTACTTGCAGGGTTACAAATTGAATATTGTCTTTTAAGTATCCAATGCTATTATCTATTCTGTCAATCGTCATAAGCGCTCTACTATCACTAGATTTTCTGGGAACCCTGTCGAATGACAAGCGCTCCCCACTTATTGCGCACTTTCCATCTTGGCTGATATAGATAGCTTGCAGTGCCTCATAATCTAAGTCCCAACACAAGTTTCGCTTAATTGCGGATTCTTTCGATGTTGCTAGGCATTTTAGTAGCCTAGGCCGAAGCTCGTCAGCCCTAGTCTTATTGTATTTTGCAGTACAGTTTTTACACCAATACGCAAGACCGTCTTTTGTTCTAGTATGCTTTGAAAACATATAATTATCAAACAACTCATAACATTTAGTGCAGCACTTCATATTATCGGCGTCCGTAGTTTGGGAATGTTATACGCTTACCACCAGCTCTGAATTTCTCACCAGAAAGCCACTTGCGCTGTCTATCCGCAGCTTGCTCAACCTTTTGATGAGGAGCTTCTTTAATTGTCATGAAAGCCATGCTCTTTGCTTCATTGACAAAGTAAGGGAACATCTTTGCAGGAATGTCTGGGATGAAGTCGTCTGTAGCAGTCCACACAGGCTCACGCTCGCCATAGGCATAGCACTTGGAGCTTTGGATGGTGGATTCAATCTCCGAGTTGTAGCTGTCGAAGATGATGGTTTTGTCGTCAAACGAAGTCCAGTAGCTAGGGGCAGCATTATTAATAATGAACAACGGCAGCACGTCAAGCACTGTATCTACAGTGTCTGAGCTAGGATTGCGTTTCATTACAAATTCAGCAAAGTCCTTTGGAAGCAAGTATGTCAGCTCTTTAGGATTTACTGGGTCGGTTTCTGTCATGCGACAGTCATATTTGATGCTCTCCACCCGAATGACATTATCCTCAATACGAACATGTGTGGGCTTAGCAGGATTGACGAGAGCTGTCAGATTAAAGAACGATGCCGTATGTGGCAGAATGCGCTCGTTAATCATATTGAAATAGGTGCGCTTAGCAATCTGTACCACTTGCTGCGCTTCGATGGTATCGTTGATACTGTTTACGTTATCGGAGTTCATGTCACTCAAAATCTCTTGCGTGACTTCCAATAGGGTCATTTTAGCCATGTGGCAATATTCCTAAGAATGGGGGCTAGGCCAATTCCTAGCCCCCGTACAGCTTAGATTACTTGATACTGAACAACCACTTTAGCAGCACCAGCGGCTGTGATGGTCGGCGTAGTACCGTCCAGAGCAACCACGATGTTAGCAGCAGCGGCAAGCGGAGAAGCCGATGTTGCCAGTGTGCCAGCCGGAGCAGCCGACTGATATGTGCCGACCGATTCAGCTTGTGGTTTGCTGATTTTGCAGAAGTAGTTTGTACCATGCGAACCACTCACACCAATGTTGATGGTGGGGGTAGTGCCGCCCAGAAGAAATGCTTCATGGATTTCAACCAGCGGTTCCGCAACAATGCGAGCACCAGCAGGCAGCCGGAAAGCCACTTGAGTGTAGTTAGCACCCGTGAAGTTAATTACGGCTTCTTTAATCGAACCTTCTGTTTTCAGAATGCCGAAGTCATTGTCAAAACGACCAGAAGCGCCGTAAAAGTTAGTAACGCCATTAACGAGTTCTTTTGGCATGTTAAATCTCCTTATTAGTAGTTGGATGCGGAAGTGAGAATGACACCCAGCGACTCAGGGCGCTGACGACCAAAGCCATAGCGAGCGCGAGTAACGAACTCATCACGGGCCAAGTCTTTGTTACGCTCGCCTTCGACCTTCGGCATTTGCCGCCATGCACCCATAATCGGCTTGGTGGAATCATCAAGCACGTTCATGAACACGTTGGCAACCGAGCCAACCGGAGCCGTGTTAACCACAGCGTTGTGGGTAATGGCTTCGACAGCGGTGGTGGTCGGCAGACGCGACGAGGTGTAGATGTCCCAGCCAAACAGGTTGAACAGGAACTTGTGGTCACGAGCAAAGCCTTGCTCCAGAACGCCTTGGAACTGCGGGTTCCTGTCCATAGAGACAGAAGCGCCAGCCAGCTTGTTCAGAGTAGCTTCAACCACAGGGTCAACCAGAGCGATACGACCAGCTTGCGGAACATTGGCTTTATCAAACGACAGTTTCATGTCGATGAAGTCACTCAGGCCAATCTTATAGCTGTCATCGGCAGCCGAGTCAGCAACCCAACGATGGTCGAAACCATTGATGACGTTACGGTTGGCAGGTGTTTGAGCTGTAATACCAGCAACTTTCAGGAACTTCGATTCGAAGTCTTCCTGAATGGCACGGGTGGATTCAACACCACGCATAGCCATCAGCTGTTCGATTTGAGCACCGTCTTGACGCAGCACGTCCGACACATACCAAGCATCACCAATGTAGTCGGTGATAGCCAGTGTGACAGTCGAGGTGTCAATCGGGTTGTAGGTGACGGCTTTGTCTTCTTCAACGTCTTGGACGGTGGCAGCGCCAACGACCTTGATGTTCAGGGTAGTACCAGCCGGAAAGTCGCTGACGTTACGGTAGAACGTAGACGGCAAAAGGCCGTCGTGCAGGTTCGCAAGAATAAACTGCGAATACTGCTGGGCTTCAATAAAAGCCGCTGTATTGGTAGTAAGTTGCATATGTTTTCCTTATGGATTGTTAAGAGGATTAACTGCTCTCCAAGCACTCAACAAATCAGATGTTGAAGCGCCAGCCATTACAGCCTTTGGAGGAGCAGGTTGTTGGTTTTGGACAAAAGCTTGTGGATTGATAGAGCCGCTAGGTACTGCTGAAGCTACCTTTTCCTTGGCATTTGCCCCGAATAATTCGAGGGCTGCTACAGGAGACTTAGCTGCGAGGTCAGTGAGGAAGCCTTCATTAATTCCAAGCTCTTCCGCTTTCTTCTTGAAAACTTCAGCAGCTTTATCGCCAAACTTGGATGTAAGAACTTCTTTCACCTTACTCATATTGGTACGTTTCTCTTCACTTCGCTTTTGCTCTTCGAGCTTACGCTCAAGCACTGCATCAATGAATCTTTCGTCTACAATCGGAGCTTGCATGGTCTGTGCTTGCTCACTTTGTTGGCGTGATGTCAATGCTTCGTACACATCGTCAATGGCCTTTGCTTGTGCTGCTCGTTCCCTAAGCTCTTGCATTTCTTGTTCAAGACGTGCAATATGCGATTGTGCATGCGGAACACTTTTCAAAGCGTCATTGACTGTTGCGTACTTCTTTCCAGTACCAACTAACGCCATAACTTCCTCTGGTAAGGACGGCTGTTGTGTCTGGGGGACTGCTGTAGCTTCGGGGGTCGCCGCAACTTCAGCAAAAAGGTTTTCTTCACTCATTTGGATTCCTCAATTGGTAATAGGTCAATTACCTTTCGGTAAGTTCGTTTAGCGCCGTTAATATCGGCTTGTAGATACGCCCAATTGGACGCATTGTATACATCGCTTTTTAACTCATTGTCCTCCAAATTGTTTAGTTCGTCTTCTAGAATTTCCTTTAATACTTTTAGTGTTGGCAATGCTGCCTGTACAAGTGCCTTACGTTCTTTCTTTGCTTCGGGAGTCTTTGCTCCCTTTAGCCAAGAAGTTTTCATCGAGGCCCTTTTCTCTTCTTGAACTGGTCTTCCAATTGCATTGCGCTAATTGATTGCTGCATTTGATTGTTTTTAGCTGGCTTACTAATTTCAATAGTGCCCATATCAGTTGCTTTACTGGCATTCCAAGAAGCTCTAGCAGCAGACTTCGGCATTTCAGGAGCAGCGGCTTTCGGAGCTGCAACTTTAGGTTGTTCGCCTTTCTGATAGCTTGTGTATGTTTTGCCAGCATACTCAAATGTATCTCCAGCCTTACCACTCAATCGAGCCTGTCTAGCTTGCTTAAAGGCAGCGCCAAAGCCGGAAACACCTTGCTTTGCTGTAGTCGCAGGACGTGCAGCGGCAGCGGTAGATGCGCCAGAAGTACGCGAAACGCCTCTAGCCCCACCACGGGTTCTTGGGCCAACGCTGCCACCCATAGCTGGCTTCTTGCCTCCAAATGTACCACCTTGACTTGGAGTTGTCGGCAGAGCAAGAGGGGCTTTACCAGTTCGTTTTCCTTCTGCGCTTGCGCCACGTACAAGCCCAACTGCTGCACCAGCCAAAGCTCCGTATTGTCTTCCAACCGCATATCCTGTAGTAGCATCATCTACTACTGTGGAAACTATGTTTCTTGCGGAGGATTTGCCATCGCCACGAATTGCATTAGCAGCAAAATTACCACCAATCTCAGCGCCAGCGGCTTTCAGAGAGAATACATTTTTTGTGATGCCCTTCAACTTGCTTAAGATTCCAGCTTTAGGAGCTGCAGTAGCCGGAGCTGCTGCGCTGCTTGCAGGAACTGCCTTTGCAGCTTCGGGTTTTGCAGTTTGTGGTTTAGCTTTACGAGTCGGGGCCACTTTTACAGGTTTAGCAGCAACAGGCTTCTTAGCTGCGGGAGTAGCCGCTGTTTTTGCCGGAGCTGCTGGCTTTGTAGTAGTAGCCTTAACTTTAGCTGGGGCCTTAGCAGCGCCAGCCTTTTTAGCAGCTTTTTGTTCTGCCCACTTCTTCTCTTCAGCAGCCCTCACTTCGACATGCTTGGCTTTGTTAGCTGCGCTACGCTCGGCACGGGTCATCTTAGGAGCAGCTGAGGTTGCGGGAGCTTTGGGAGCTTCTGTGACAGCAGGAGCAGCTGGTTTCGGAGTTGGCGGTGTAGCAGGAGCTCTAGCTGGGGCATTGCCCTCACGAGCCATCTTACGCTCTGCTGCGCTCAGGTCGCCGCCCAAACCACGCTTGCCCTGCACCTTAGCAACAGCGCCTTTGATAACGTCGGCTCTGCTGGGTTTAGGAGCATTTGCAACTGTCTGGCCCTTCTTAATAGTGCCTTTGCCAGTGCCCTCTTGCTTGACAAACTTTTGAGCAGCTTTCTTCCATTCAGCTTCGTCAATCTCCACCATCTTTCCATCAACCACCTTGTAATTCTTGGAAATGCCCGTCTTGTTTTCACTAAAGGCTTGGCGCTGAGAGTTTCTGCTGCCACTCATTGTAGAGGGATTGTTTACAGGAACCTTTTCTGGCTCAACCAAGGAGTCAATAACGCCACGATTGTTGGCATAAGCACGACTGGAAGGTCGCTTGCTAGTATCCTTCGGCGGAGTACGGGCAGGAACTGTCGGCTTAAAGTTTTTGGACAGGGTAAGCTTTTTACCCCGTTCCGCAGCTTTAGCTTTATCACGGGCCCGAAGCTTCTTTGCATCAGAAAGCACAGCCTTTGTTTGCTTCTTTGTTAACTTAGTAGCCATTTACATTTGTCCTTGTGTCATCTCTGGCGGTAATGGTGGTTCTGTTTGTGTGAGGGCTTGCTCTTCTAGCTGCATCTGTGCTTCCTGAACAAGCTGTTGTGTTTCAGCATCTTCATACACTCTTACATTCTCTTGGAACAACTTAAATCTTTCAAGGCCAAGATATTCTTCAAACATTTTAGCAATTGATTTAGCAGAGATATGAGCCCTAACCGACGGGTCTTGACCAACAGCAGACTGGTAAAAGTTGCTAATGTTCTGAATAATGGTGGCTTGTGCAGCAAAGTGCCTTGCGCCAATAGGACGAAGCTTACCAGAAGCAGTAATGTCATCCTTTGTGATTTCCATGAACTGAATCACACCAATATCATTATCAATAACTCTAATCAAATCAGCACCATCCATGTTTCTACGGGCCGACTCAAACATCTTGTTAAGCACGTCTTCAATACATTCAATCTCAAAGTGCGTAATCTTGTTCTGGAAGATTCGGGAAGCTGCTTGCTCAAGGGTCTGCACTTCGTAGGCTGTTTTCTCGCCTTGTGTACGAATACCCATAGCTTGTTTCGGAGCACCAGCCATTTCCTCCATCTTCTGCTCAAGCATAATGATTTCGTTGTTTGCTGCCATTACACCCTGCAAACTCTTGCCCAGCTCTTGAATATTGCCGCCCTCACCAATATAAATCAGTTCCGACGGGCCCCACTCAAACTCCTCGACATTGCCTGTAATCGCCAGAGGCGGGTGCACAGCCAAGTCCATTGCGTCAGCCTTCAGGTTCTCCAGATGGTCAATGCGGTACTGCATACCAACCAGATTGTCTAATGGGCCCATAGCATACAGGTTATCAGGGCGCATTCTCCAGCCTACGTGCCCCTTGGTGGTCTTGCCCATCCATGAGGGCATGGGGACTACACGAATAACCTTTGCCCTGTCTACAACCGTAATCAGGACGTTCTGGAGGTATTCGCCAGTATCCTTGTTATTTATCGAGCCCTCAAACTCCAGCACCTCGACATAGCCGCTTTGCAGGTAGTCGTAGAAATTACCAAAGCCATCTACAGAAAGAGCAACAGCCTTAGAAACATCCTCTGTAGCATAAGCACCTAGGGTTTTACGATATTTGTCTACTTCTTCAATTATATCCTTATTATAACCTAATTCTGGCATGTTGTCAAGCTCCCATTTGAGCTCGCCCACAGTTTTTAGGGTACGGACAATATTATAGCTATCCTTAAAGCTAGAAGCCATAGGATTAAAGGCAATATCGTAGGGGCTAATGCGCTTCAGCTTAGGGCCTCGATAGCCCTGAATCACCTCGCCATCCTCTGTTTTGTGGCTTTCGTTGACAAAAACAATATCCCAGAAGGCATTGCCATAGTCAATAAAGTCATACAAAAGCTTATAAACTTCAGTTCTAAAGTTGCTGTTTCTAATCTTATTGCCCATGTACGACTCAATAGCTTCCCGCTTCTGCTTCGTCACGGCATCCCTAGAAGATTGTCACGAATTTGACAAATCTTCGGAATTGTGGTTTTATTCTTCCACGGAAGCTGGCTATTGGTAGTTTTGGTGGTGTCAGTAGCAAAGATGTAGTTACGCAGCTCTTCCTTCTCAGACACCCAAGTACGGCGCTGAGTGGTGAGATTATCCCACATATAGGCAACTTCACTAGCCAAACTGTGAGGCTGGAGAATATTCTTAATTTCAGCTACTTTAACACTCATGCGGCTACGCCTCCAAATCGGCTATTAAATTGCAATACATTAGTTTTTTTCATTTTATTTCCCCTCCGTGTAGGTGGAGTGGCTACGTCAATAGCAGCTGTCAGGGCATCCTTAATATCGTCATGCGGAGGCTTCTCTAACATCAGCTCTTCTTCCAAGGCCGCAGTGTAGGCCCCCTTATAATGCCACACCTTCTGATTGTCATATTTAGGCTCAAGGGTTGCAGCAATACGTTCTGCCTTATTGCCCTCGTGTCTGCTAGGGCGGTTGGTACATCCTTAGAATCGCGCCAAAGTAGTCACTAATCCTGTCGCTCTTAAACCTGTCAATATCCAGTACGTAGATGTTGGACTCACTATCCATGCCAATAACCACAATAGCTGTGCTGTCAGCCTTTGCCTTTGTAGAGAACGCAAAGTCGATAGCAGCAAACACATTAAGTCGGCGGTCTTTGAAATACCAGCCGTCAGGCTCATTGGTGACATGCTTAACATCAAAGTATTGAAACTTGTCTGTAGAGATGCGGAGATTAGACGGGTCGTTAGGATTCTGGTAATACTGAGCATAGAACTGAGTCTTGTCTTCATACTCCGCTTTAATCTTGCTTAGGACGTTCCTATCAAATCCAAATCTCTTTCCATCAGCTCTGCGAGCCCTAGGCCACAAAAACTCCCCATCTGACTCTACAACCTTAATGTAGCTATCCCAGACATACTCTTCGTTAGTCGGGTCTTCACTGTCGTCATCTTCGTATACAAAGTAGCTTTGCTTGAGAAACGTTGTGTACTGGTCTTTGCCGTGGTAGCGAGTGCCTACACAATCCATCGTAGCGTCAGGCACTTTAATTGAAGCAATCTGGCTAATGATAGCCGCTACTGCCTGTCGTCCGTCTTCTGTGTAAGCATTCTTAGGAACCACCACATCGTCCAGCTTCACCTTTGTTGCGTGGAAGCCCGTGATGTTTGTAGTTAGGCCAGCCGTCTTAATCGAAGGGTCACGAATGCCCTCTTTCTTGCGAAGTGGATGGTCAACACAA